TCCATTATCATTTGCTCTGCTAGGCTAGGCCCCGTATCGCCTCGTTTGTGCCAACATGAAGAGTCAAGTACCCCATACGATATTGTACCATCCTCGCTCTCTAAATTTAGTATCAGCCTAGCTAACTCTATCGCCAGTACTTTACGAACATACAACTCCCTGTATACAACCAGTGTATCATCTGGCGTAACAGCAAACCAAAGAACAGCAGAGTAAGAGCCATAACCATAATCACACGCCCTAAATTTTCTCCAGTTACTAGGTACTTTATACGGCGTAGTTACGTGTATACTTCTGTCAAACTCTGAGAAGGCTGCACCTTCTGCTATATCCCAACTTCCATATAGTAACTGTTTTCGCTGTACTTCTGGCAAAGACAGTAACATTGTTTCGTAATCACCCGTATTGTACAAGTACGGATTATCTTTTAAACTAGCAGGTATAAATCGCCTCTGGAATAGAGGATCGCCTTCTCTGCTATGTCCTTTCGGATACCTTAACACTTCTTTAGTATCTAGATCCCTAGCCCAGAACGACTTGTTAGGCGTAGCAGGATCTATAAACATTTTTTTAACCCATGAATGGCCGGGGCCACCGGGGTTTGTTGTCGCTCTCATAGACACTTGTATATTAGGATTAATAGATCTTAATCTCGACCTGAGATAATCCCACGGAAACGATGTAGGGTATTGCGTAAGCTCGTCAAAACCCACGTAGGAAAAACTTTGACCTTGGTAACGTAGAACGTCTTTATCTTGTTCCAAGTACGTGAGCCATATCCTAGCACCCGATGGAAAAGTCCACTGACTTTTTCTTTCAGACCACTTAGCCCCCGGATAAAACTTTGGATAGATTTCTGTAGACTTATGGATAAGCTCCCTAAGTTCATCATTAGTTCTCCTGAGTATTAGTGCGCTATGCTCTGCATAATCACAATATCTAAGAGGGTCTATCAGTAGTGCAAAACTCTTTCCACCACCTGCTGCCCCTCCGTATAGCACCTCCCTTTCTGGTGCATTTATAAAACTTTCCTGTGGGCCTTTGTTTATCTGTATTCTATTAGAATCGTACCCTTCTTCTACAAACTCCTCAACCTTGAGAGGATAAGAGTCCGTCTGCCCAACTGGTGTCGATTGGCTCTCCTCTTTTTTCGTTTGGCGTATAGAGGATTTTGTCTTGGATACTCTTTTCTTTTTCGGCGTACTCTTTCGCTTTGGAGGCGTAATGTCTGTACGATTTGACTGCATTCTGTCTATCTCTTTCCTTAGTCATCAGCTTATGTAGGGCCTGATACGTTATGCTTCTTCCTGTCCTAGCAGATAACCATCTGGCTACCTCCCTATAGCTACAGGACTTTAGATATTCTTTTGCCTCTACTAACGCATTTAATTCTTCTTCTACGGGTAGCAGTGTAGTATTGTCTACTGGGTTTGCCTTATACCCAAACGGTATCTGTCGGCTCTTACGTACTACGGGCCTCCACGTATTAGTTTCTTCTGAGGGCATCGTCATCATCGTCCTCATCATATGTAGGTTCTGATTTTGGGGGAAAGATTAATAAACTGGGGGCATCTGTCTTTACAGTTATGCGCTCTGTTTTGACAATGCCTGTGCGGTCTAGGATCTCACGGGATGCTGCTATACGATCCCTGTTACCTAAAGCGGTAGGGTCAGTTAGTACGCCTGTCATAGCCATAGCTGCCATAGGGCCATTCGCCGCAAGGTACATCTGTGTCCTGTCTATGATCTGATCCTGTAGTGTTCTTAGTACGGAGCTAGTCTTAGTGTTTGCGCTATACCCTGCTATCCTCATGGCCTCACGTAAGTTACCGTTGGCCTCATCAAATAGGCAGTCTAAGAATACTTCTTGTCTATCTGTTAGTTCTTTTTTTATTGCCATTCATTCTTGCCTTTTTCATATCAGAAAAGGGGGCAGCCCTCTTCTTGCTACTAGTAGCTGGTGTTGTTGCTGTTGCTTTAGTGCTTTTACTTTTACGTGCCTTATTTTCTTGTACGATGCGACTGATACGCTTCTTCTGCTCTGGGGTTATTGCACCCCCATGACCCATTCGCTTTACCTGACCACCCCTTCTTAGGTTCTGGTAGTTCTGTGGCATATCAGTAATGAACGGATCGTCCTCTGGTATATCTTCAAAGCGTATGTTCTTGCCTACTATCCTGCTTACGAGTTTCTCTAGGGCGTTCATGTTTGCGTCTGTAGGGCTTGTACCTTCACCGTCTGACGCTGACCCTCTAAATCTAGATCTATCTGTTTTTTGTGGTGAGCCTTGAGAAAATGCTTTATCATCTGCTCTTGCACGAATATTTTTATTTTCTTCTTCTTTTACTGCATTCCTCATTCTAGTTATAAAATCTTTACGATTATTTTCAGGAAGTGTATCATCAAAGTTTTTAGGATCTCTATTTCCCATTTTCATAGTAAGAGGTATTTTATTGGTATATAATGGGATATCGTTACCCCCAGCAGGAGGCTTACTCTTCACCTCGCTATTTGTATTTTTTTGCGAAGAAGTTTCTGTAGCCGTACGACTGCTAGGGATATTAGGTCTAGGTCTTGATCCTGATAAAGATAACCCTTTTGATAATTGATCTTTAGTAGGGGTATTAAATTTAGAAGGATCTACACCTAATACCTGCTCTAGTTTTGCTATTTCTGTTTGTAAAGCATTAAACTTTTTTATATACAGATCTTGTGCTTTTTTTGTTTGTTGAGTTCTTTGAGAAGATCTATGTATATTAAATTGATTTTTTAATTGTTCTAATCTTGTTTTGAGTCTATTTCTTTTTTCTACATTTAATGTACCTGAAAAATCGTCTTGTGCCATACTTATTTCCCACTACTATATAAGAGAAGGAGCAGTAGGTAAAGTATAAGCCTTCTCCCTACTGCCCTATTACATTCACAGTCCTAGACCACATCATACCTCGCAAGAATACGTATAGCTAGGCAGAATCGCTCTCGTCTATTGTACTTTTTAGCATACCTACGTAGTCAGTATACCCTTCCAAGTTTAGTGCCTCACACGCCTCTCCAAGCGTTATGTCAGGAAACTTCTCTTTTAGTTTTACCCAGATATAATATTCATCGCTACTGGGTAAGGCCACTGGGTCTATTAGTAACCCTGTCTCTAAGGTCTTGTAAAACCTCTCTAAAAGCATACTTCCTGAATCTTTATATAGTTGTACTGATTTAGATCTCTTTGTCAAGTTATTTTTTATCACAAATACCTCCTTTTTTAATTGACAGGCGTAGTAAAGTATGTTATAACTACGTTATCGTATCGCAGGGGGTAAATATATATACTACTTACCCACTCCTACTATAGTATATATTATTATATCAGATAATCCGCGATATGTCTACGAATTACTGTAGGCCGTGTAGGTGTCTAGTAATATGTCGCAAAGTGGTTGACACCCTATTTACCCTATCCGTTGCACATATGGTATATACCCACCCAGTGGGGGGTGGTGGCCCTAGCGTACGTATCGTATATAATAAAAAAAAAATAACCCCCCTTCCCCCTAGGTAAAACCTACATAATCTATTCTATTTATTAATTATTCTATAGCTTAGTTAAGGTATGATAGAGCTATGTGTTTAATGCATAGGTTAACCGATGTTGGTATAACGTAGTTAGGTTATGCTTTTATAGTATACCCCCTATTGGTAGTGTGTCGTTTTATATGGGGCGGGTTAATTAGCCCCCCTAAAATAAATACATATTGTCTAATCTAATTAATTAATATATAGTGTTCCTTAGTTATTAACTTTAATTAGATTGGATTACTTATTATGACTTATTTAGATACACCAATAGAGAATGCCATAACGGACGTTCTTTATGATTATTGTTGTGGCAATGCTACAGCATCCGATGTTCACACTACCCTTAAGTATTTAGGTTTTAGGGTTGATTTGCGAACGTGGATTAATAATACAATTGAAGTTTGTAATAAGTCTGGGACTGAACATTATATGATTGAAGTTTAATTATGCTGTTCGATAACATCACTAATGAACATTTACAGGTAGCTGGTTTATGCTGGTTACTTGTTTCTGTATTTTTAATTGCAACATTTTTAAGATAAAGGATTTTATATTATGAATAACGTTATTACTTTGAATAATTTCGCTGTTAACAATTCTTCTCTAACTGGCATTAACTGGCCTGAGTTAACTGACAAGACTGATTTTCATGCTGTATTATCGCCCGTCTATGATAAGGTTATAATAGATCCGTTGGGGCCTAAGTCTTTATCTACCGTGTACAGTTCCGCATTACCTGATATTGAATATCAAGAGGATACGTTAGGGCGTTTTGTTAAACGTACCGACAATGGTCGCAATTTGGGTATCGTGGGTAGTACGTACGGCATTGCCGATAATGCCCCGTTATATGATATGATTAAAGAAGGGGCTGAAACAGCGTTACCCCGCGAAGCATTGCGCGATATTAAGTTGACTGAGCGTTCTAGTTTTGGGGGCCAGTTTACCCGTATTGATTTATTGTTTAGCGGACTAGGGGCTGACATACGTCAGTTGTCTGGCTCGTCTACTCAATTGCTATTCAAAATAGGTTTAACTAACTCTTTTAATGGTGGCGGATCTATACGCCTATTTAGTGGGGCTGAGGATCTATGGTGTACTAACGGGTGTACTAGCGCGGAATACAATAAGAAGTCTGCGCGACATACTAGCGGATTTACTCCATCTATATTTGCAGGGTTTATAGAAGAGCAATGCTCACAATTTTTAACTAGGGTTAATACTTGGAGACAATGGGCTCAGAAATCTATTACCCCTGAACAAGCTGAAACCGTCTTGAATGATTGTGGTATGGCAGGGCGTAAAGTCAAGTTGATGATGGAGCAAATGGAAAGGGAAGCGGATGCTAGGGGGCGTACAGTATGGGCCTTATACTCAGCCCTAACGGCGTATAGTTCCCATGCTGTAGATTTCCCCGTTAGAAACTCAGCTAATGTGGATAATATAGCTGTTACATTAGACACACGCGAACGGGAAGTAGCGCGGATAGTTGGCAGTGAGCAATTCCTAAGACTAGCGGGGTAGCATTTAACTAGCCCTAATTAAACCCCCCTTGCTGTAATGCTTGGGGGGTTTTTTATTGCCTATATTATATGGGGGCGTTTTGTATGGCGTTCCATTGCCTGTCAATAGCGTCTAACTTGTCGCGTCTACTAGTCTCTTTTACTTTAGTCTTAATAGTTCGCCCGTTCTTTTTTTCCGCTTCGATAATCACGTTGATACCGCTATCCAATTTATAACAGGCCATGCAATCAATACATATTTGACCCGTACAGTTTTGTTCTTTTTCTTTATGAGTATCAGTAACGTTATTAAATACTTTGTGGAAGTGTTTAGGGGGCGAGTAGCTAACGTTATCAATAATGGCATTAGAAAATATTAAGATAACATTAGGGGGCGTTTCTCGCGTCTTATTTACACTGTTAACTATATCTTTTCTCTTACTCCATATAGCGAACGTAGTATGGGGGTTTTTATCTGCTAATCTATACAAGTTAAGTAAATGTATATCGTTTATCAATTCACCATGTGCGTCTATACGTATGTATGCATCTATAATAAATGGTAAATGTACATCATCTATAATTGAATTAGAAAGTAGTTCACTGTTATGCTGTAAACAATCTTGCATATTTTTCCGATAAGTTTTTAACATACTTACAGAATAACATTTACCGCAGATTATATTTTCTTTTTTCGTACTACTCATTTTAATACAAAAGGGATTAGTAATTGTATTAGTACTGATAGCACGTAGCCCTTTTAATTTACCTGTCATATTAGAAAAATGAATTGAATTCTTATCGCGTTTTACTTTTGGCATATCATACCCCATTAAAAAAAAAGATTAATTAATACAAGTAATACTTTCTTTTATTTCTTTTAACTTGTCAATAGATAAATCATCTAATAAAAATGTAATCTCTTTTATTAATTCAATTTGTTTATTCTCTTCTTGTATTTCTAACTTGTAATCTATTTTACTCATGTTTAATTCTTTTCTACAATCTATAAATATATAAGCCATGTTGTTTGTTATTCCTCCCAACCATTTAGTAAGCGGAGTATAGCATATAAAAAATATCTTGTCAACTAAAAAAATAATTAATATTTATGTTGACATTTATTTTTATTCTGGTATAACAAATATATTATTATTATTAATGAGGTCAAGTAAAAAAAAAAATGAGAACTAAAGCTGAGATAGAACTTGACAAGCGTAGATATAACAGTCAGATATTAGAATATATCTGGCACTCTGCCAAGGGTAACAACAATTGGAATAAAGAAACTGCTAAGATACTAGCAGATATGCATGGCTTAGATTATAAATTAGTTTTAAAGATAGGCAATAGTGCTAAAATTAAATCTAAGTTTAAAGCAGTAGATTGGGATATAACGTAATGAGTATAGATCATATCGGAACAAGTAGTCTAATGAAGCATCCTGTATTCTCACCGATAGAGGATGTTGTAGTGCATGAGAATAAACTATCTCATATACATAGAGCGCAATCAGATAGGCCCGTACCACCAGTTGATAGTGCGGATTTCTTACAACCCCTAGAAAAAAGAGGAGATAAAATAAATATATTAATTTAATTATTGACAGATATTATTCTATCTGTTATAACGTAATCATTAATGACAACAACAACAAAAGGAAACACAAAAATGTTTACAGTAATATATAAGAAGAAGTTGGGTGGCAAGGTTACAGCCCGTAAAAGTTCGGCAACCACAAAGCGCAAGGCGTATGATGAAACACTACGGGCTAACCCAAAAGGCTACATCCAAGCTGTAATACAGAACCATCGTTTCGTAGCCTAGTTTAAGACATAGACCTATCCTAGTTTGTAGTAATACATATATAACTAGGGTAGGTTTTTCTATTTAATAATAAGGAGATTAAATTATATGAAGACATTTAAAAAATACCAAGAGTGGACTAAGAAGACGGCACTATATGACAACCCAGTTATATATCCATGTCTTGAATTAGGTGCTGAAGTTGGCGAGGCATTCAACCAAGTCAAGAAAATATATCGTGATGACAACGGCATCGTATCTCATGCACGTAAGTATGATTTAGAGAAAGAACTAGGGGATTGTATGTGGGCATTGGCTAGACTAGCGGATGACCTAGACCTAGACCTAGAACAGATTATAGAACTTAACATAGCTAAGTTAGAAGATAGGTTGGCGCGAGGTAAGATAAGAGGAAGCGGAGATAACAGGTAATGTTACTAGAAACTATTTCAGCTTTCACTATGACTATAGGATGCCTAGCAAAGAATATATACTTTGAAGCTAGGGATCAACCAACGATAGGACAGATGGCGGTAGCAGAAGTAGTAATGAATAGAGTACACTCACCTCTGTTTCCAGATACTGTGTGCGAGGTAATCCATGAAGGCCCTACGTACAAATGGAAACAGGAGTTACCTATCAAACACAGATGTCAATTCTCTTGGTACTGTGATGGCAAGAGCGATACACCTAAAGATCAAAGGGCGTGGAATAGGGCCTTACAAATAGCAGAGGAAGTATACTATTCATACGGGTTGTCAATTAATATTGTAGATGGTGCAATCTTTTATCACTCAATAGATGTTGACCCCGATTGGAATAGAGAGTATGTTGTACAGATTGAAGATCATATATTCTATAAATAGATTAGGAGATACAAACAATGATTAACACAGTAGCATCACTATTCGATGGCGGTAGCATGGGTCAAGTGGCTTGTGTTAGAGCAGGTATAGTACCTAATACATACAGGTACTACGCATCGGAGACTGACCCCTATGCTATCAAAATAACTCAGGCTAATTGGCCTGACACTGTACAGCTTGGGGATGTTCGTAATGTAAATCTTAATTCATTTAATGGAGATCCTATTGACCTACTGATTGGCGGTTCGCCCTGCCAAGGGTTTAGCTTCGCGTCTAAAGATAAATTAAACTTTGATGATCCAAGGTCTGCTCTATTCTTTGAGTATGTCAGACTGTTAGATGAACTAAAACCTAAATACTTTTTACTAGAGAACGTGCGTATGAAGTTGGAGTGCCAAGATATTATCTCACACTATTTAGGTGTTGAGCCTATAGCAATCAACAGTAACCTAGTAAGCGCACAGAATAGGTATCGTCTATACTGGACTAACATACCACAAGACGGACTACCAGAGGACAAGGGCATAGTGCTAAAAGATATAATAGAGGATGGTCTAGTAGATAGGAGTAAGGCACATTGCCTCGATGCTAATTACTGGAAGGGGGGGAACCTACGTAGCTATTTTGAAAAGCACAGAAGGCAATTAGTTTTTTCAGAGGATGGTCTTTGCCACGTAGGAGATGCAGACCTTAATGGACATGGGTATCTAAGACGGGTGTACCATAGCATGGGAAAGGCTCCATGTCTCACAAGTAACGGTGGGGGTAACAGGGAGCCAAAGGTGTACGTACCACCAATGAAGTACAGGAAATTGAATCCTACCGAATGCGAAAGATTGCAGAACCTACCTGACGGATATACCAATCACGTATCTGCAACTCAAAGATATAAAGTATTAGGTAATGGATTTACTGTGGATGTAATAGCGCATTTACTAAAGGGAATAAACAAATGAGAGTAAGGAAGATACGTAGGCATAGGGATAATGAGCAGACACAGTTTGGTAATCCCGTAGCTAAACATTCTTGGAAGATAAATAGAGCAAAGAGATTTGCTGACAAGACAAAGTATGATCGTAAACGAAAGGCTCCTATATCTAATGACCTTAGATCTGACTGACATAAGATCTGGTGAAACCAAAAGAGGTGGATGTCCTAAGTGCCATAGGCATAACACGTTCACCCTAACCAAGACAGGTAATACTACGATGTGGAACTGTTACTCTGCATCGTGTGGTTATCGTGGAGTAAAACATAATTCAGATATGTCAGTCGAGGACATACGACACAAAATGAAACGAGAGGATATAGTATATGATAGAATTTATTTTGATGATAAACTGGTTTTTGCTGATAGTATTCGCCATTTTCTAAGACGGTACGAAGTGGAGGAAGCCCCTGTCTTGTACGATCCCATCGAGAAAAGGATGGTGTTTCTTATACAGGACAGGGGAGAGCCAGTAGATGCAATAGGTAGATCAATGGGGTGTAGGATGCCCAAGTGGAAACGATATGGCAACAGCACAATGCCAGTTGTCGTACCATTTGATACTCCCCCTAAACTTAATCTAGTTATAGTAGAGGACATCATATCTGCATGGAAAGTATGTACTCACGTACCAGACACAGATGCTATGGCTCTACTAGGTACATCGCTATCTACAGAAAACTTAAATAAGATATGGAAAGACTACGATAACATAACTATCGCCCTAGATAAAGATGCTACGGACAAAGCTATACAAATGTCTAGGAGAATATCTATAGGAGTTGACAAGTGTAGGGTAGTTATGTTAGACATTGATCTAAAGGATATGACAGTAGAGGAAATAAACAAATGCTTGAATTAGTCAAGGCACTATGTAACAAAAGCATCTACGATAGCGTAGGTAATATACCCGTAACTGCATTTGATAAAGAGCCAAAGCGTATAGTTGAGGCCATCATCTCTGCACAAGATACATACAACAAAGACCTACAAGTATCTGAGATAGAAACTTTATTTTATAGTTCTAACTCTAGTTTAACTAAGGCACAAGAGGATAGCTACAAGCTACTGTTCGCAAAGATAAAACAGTCTGACGATATAAACATTGATGTAGCCAAGGATGCTATGCAATCACTATGGAGACAGGAGGTAGGGCGTAAGGTATCTGAGTTAGGTTTCTCCCTGATGGAGGGGCAGGTACTATCGCTTGACCCACTAGCTAAACTAGTAGATGACTATGCGTCTGGGTTTGTTACGGATGCATCGCCATTCTCAGGTATAGACCTAGACCCACAGAACTTAATTAAGTCTTTAGATATACAAACCAAGTGGGCATTTAATGTTAGTTCACTCGCGGAGAAAGTATCGGGTGTATCGGCAGGACATTTCGTAGTGATAGGTTCTAGGCCAGAGACAGGTAAAACATCTAGCCATGCATCATTTGCAATGGGGCCTAACGGATGGATAGAACAGGGGGCCACAGTACACGTACTATGTAATGAGGAGCCACCTAACAGGGTTGCCATGCGCTACTTGAGTTCTGCTACAAACCAGAGTCAGGATCAGTTAGCAGAAGGTGAATCTAAAATAAATGGTGAGTGGAAAAAAGAGAGGCTATTCATAGACAGGATAGAAGAGGAGGATGGTATAGATGGTATTGAGGCTCACCTAAAAGAGCATCGCCCTGACATACTAGTAATAGATATGTTAGACAAAGTAACTTTACCTAGCAGTGTAGCCAGTGGTTCTATACCACAACATGAAAAGCTAAGAGAAGTATACCGTAGGACTAGGGATCTAGCTACAAGGTATTCATGCTCTATCTTTGGATACTCTCAGCTATCGGCAGATGCAGAGGGCAGGGTAAATCTTAATCTATCTATGATGGAGAACAGCCGTACAGGTAAAGCATCTGAGGCTGACCTTATGATACTCATAGGTAAGTATGCTATGATTGAGGGGGCCAGTGAGAATGATCCCCGTAGAGTATTCAATATAGCTAAAAATAAAATCAGTGGATGGCATGGACAAATCAATGTCATGTTAGATGGAAGGGTAGCAAGGTATGACGATTAGATTAGTAGTAGATGTAGAGAACAGCGTAACTCATTTAGATAATAGACGCATAGATAACAGGCCACATAATAAAAACAATGACCTAGTATCTATTGGTATACTTAATGTGGATACGGGAGAAGAAGACTACGTAGCAGTGTATCACAATGAGAAGGCTCACAGTGCAGATCGTAGGGCTGAAGTAAAAAATAAAATACAGAGTGCTGACATTCTTATAGGACACAATATAAAGTATGACCTACAGTGGCTATGGGCATCGGGCATAGAGTACGATGGCATGGTGTACGACACAATGATAGGCGAGTACATACTTGCAAGAGGTGAGCGTATGTCTATATCCCTAGCTAACTCATGTGAGCGCAGAGGATTAGAGAATAAAAAATCAGACATAACAAAAGAGTATTGGGATAAGGGTATAGGATATGAGGCTATGCCTTGGGATATAGTAGAGGAGTATGGGAGAGCAGACATACGTGCTACCCGTGACTTATACCTAGACCAACTAAAAGAGTTAGAGGGTACAACCTTGATGGCTACAGTAAACCTTACAAACAATATGTGTATGTGCCTATCAGAAATAGAATACAAAGGCTTGGCTATTGATGTAGCAAAGTTAGATGAGGTTGAGTTTGACTATCGCATGGAGAAAAAAGAACTGACTCGCAGACTACAAGAGATGGTGCATTCGTACATGGGTGATACACCTATCAACCTAAGTAGTCCAGAGCAAATATCTTCTATGGTATTCTCATACGTACCTAGAGATAAAAAAAACCATGCCATGTTATACCAGCTAGACAGACCGTTCAGACCTAAGATAGCTAGTGCTAAGTTCAAAGACATGGTTAGGAAGGGCTGTAAAAAAATAAAAAAAACAATAGCATCACACTGTAATCACTGCAATGGTACGGGCAAACTACGTAAGGTACGTAAGGATGGCTCACTCTACAAGAATGAACACACCTGTTCGTACTGTGGTGGTAGTGGCATGAGATACTTTGAGACAAGTGAGACAGCAGGGCTTAACATATTCCCACCTGATTCTACTTGGGCTACTGCTAACGGGTTCAGTACAGATAAAACTAAATTAAGAATACTAAGTAAACAACTAACAGCATTGAATGCAGAAAAGTATTCTGATGCTATAGAGTTCCTAGAAAAAATAGTTAGGCTAGGTGCAGTAGAAACATACTTGTCTTCATTCGTAGAGGGTATACGTAAGCGAACTATAGATGGTATGCTGTATGCTGAGTTCAACCAGTGCCGTACTTCTACAGGTAGGCTATCATCTTCATCACCTAATATGCAGAATATGCCTAGAGGTAATACGTTCCCTGTTAAGGAGGCATTTATATCTAGGTATGGTAAGGACGGTACACTGTTAGAGTTTGACTTTGCACAGTTAGAATTTAGGGTGGCTGCATTCTTGTCCGAAGATCAAATAGCAATGGATGAAATAGAAACAGGCTTTGATGTACACACGTACACTGCAAATTATCTTACTGAGCAGGGCCAACCCACCAGTAGACAAGATGCTAAAGGCAGAACCTTTGCCCCTCTATACGGAGCCATGAGTGGTACTCCTGCTGAACGTGCATACAATGCACACTTCATAGAGAAGTACTATGGTATACGTAAGTGGCATGACAAGCTACAGACTGAGGCAATAAAAAATAAAACTATAA